GTATTATTGCCCCAGGTTGATGCCATAAGGAAGGCCTCCTTATGCTAGTCTTATGATCGCGTTAGAAGCGTCTGCTGTAGGAAATTGAATAGTGAAAGTTCCACTAGTTACAGTTTTATCAGCACCAAATGCAATCACCGCAACAGCGTCAGTTGTGCTTGAACCACCGTCTGTTGTCGTATTGTAAATTAATGCACCGTTAGCTGTGAAAGAAGCTGATGTAAATGATACATCAGAAAAATCTGTAAATGCTGTTGTTGAAGATAAAGAAACTCCAGAATTTGTTAAAGTAGCACCACCAGCTGTGTAAGCAGTTCCTGATGAGTTAGTTATCTCATTAGAAGTAGAGTAGTCTTCAGTGGATGCACCTAAAGATGCTGAACTAGTAAATAAAGCTATTTTAAAAGTGTGTCCACCAGATGCTTGAAAATCATGTTTACCTTTTAACAGGTCTCTTTTAAAAGTTGATGTTATTGCCGATGTAATTGCCATATTTATCTCCTATTATGGGTTTGCTGAGTTTATTGGTATTCGAACAGTACCATCAGTGTAGTCGTCTCTTCTTCGTCTTCCAACTTGCTCGTTAGCAAACTTCTGTACTTCCGTTCTATACTTTTGCTCGTATAATGTCAACATATCTGCTGGACCTTTTAAAAAGCCATAAGTCTCTGCCAAACAGCAATATAATAAGCCATTTGGGAAATTTACGCTGATATAATTAGTTTGATTACTAGACTCTAGGGTAGCTGGCATTTTATTAAAATGCACTCTAAATCTATAAGTAGTGTTAGGAACAGGAGCAACTATAATTCTTCCAGAATTAGTTTCACCATCTCCTGTAGCTCCACCATACATGGCATAATATTTAGGTTTACCTTGGGCAGCTGATGTGCCCGTAACATCTTGATATTCTTGTAAATATGTAAAATCTTTTTTTTCTAGCCATCTGTTAGCTCCAGTAAGTTCTGTTCCAGCTGTGTCATAAACTTGTATGCCTCTTATAAAAAGAGCCCCAGCTGGCACATTTATTGATTCTTGACCAGCAACAAAATTAGCAACTTGTTGTTGTCTATCAGCATCAATAGGAACATCTCTCATTATTCTGTATTGTGCGTTTAAAATAATATTTTCTAATTGATCTGTAGATAAAACATTTGAATCTACTTCTGTATAATTTCTAATTTGTGTAACCAAAGTGCTATAACTAATTCCTGCCATTATGCTGATAGTGTGACTGGTCCAACTGAACAGCCATCGCCTCCTCCTTTTACTCCACCCTTTGTAGCAGTATCTGTATCAACTGTAAAATGGAAAAAATTAGCGACAGAGAAATCACTAGTATTTCTAGCATCGTTTACATAGAGACCAGTTGTAATTGTATAACCAGCAGATTTAGCTATATTAACTCCAGTTATGCCATCAAAACTTTGTGGGTTTGCAAATTGAAAAGATCCTCCTGATGCAGTGGTTGCAAGAGGGGCTCCTCTAAATCTTTTAGTATCTCCATTTGTTATTCCATGTCCTGGTGCTGTAACATTTATTATTCTAGATCCTGCTTCATAAGTTTCAAAAGCATCTGTTGGTAATAAATATGGAACAGCGTTCTCTGTTCTAGGTGGTCTAACATCACGCAAAGATATTGCATCACCATTCATAGGTTTTGGTTCTAACTGTGGTTGTTTTGGTTCAAATTCTGATACGTGAACAAAAGATCCATTCCACTCTCTAACCATTTCTTTGTATGGAAACTCTAATCCTGACCTATCTGATATTGCTTTTGCGTATTTACCTGTTGCGTATTTTGCCATTATGTTCCTGGGTAATAAGCTTTTGGTGTTATGTAAGTGCTAGACGCAGAGCCATCTTCTGCCAACGCTCTAGCAAACTCATCTTCGTAAACTAGTTTCATAGGTTGTATTAATTCTGGTTTATATTTTTGTGCTAAATAGTAAGATAGTCCTGATACCATGCAAGGTACAAATCTAAATGGTACATCTGTTGCATTAGTGTAATCACCCACATCTTGTATTCTTTTTATAAAAAAGAAATGCATGTCTTTAGAAGCATTTGTAGAATCTGGAGTTGGGTAAACGTGTATTGTAACTTTATCTATAAATCTTTCTACCCAATATTGATTGGGTGTGCCTTTTGATAATTTATTAGAAAACGCTGCATAAGTAGATCTATCTACTTTTGTCATCGGTGAATCAGATTGTCCTTCTATTAAGTCTAGGTTTGTAGAACCTATTTCCCAATAGTGAATACCTCTGTTTCCCCATTCTTGAAAAAGAATATTTAAAGATCTTCTTGCATTTTTTAGTTGATAACCAGCTACGTTCTGTAATCCAATACGCTCAAAAGATTCTTCTATTATCTCATCGATAGCAAAAGTTTTATCGAACGTAGCCGTTCCTGAAGTTGTATTAGCCATTTAAACTCCTAGTATATTTTCAACCACTCACAAACAACTGTAGCTGTATCACCACTAGTGCAGGCTGGTAATGTTAAATTAACATCTCCAGTTACTCCAGTGGCTTCGGTATTTTTTAAACCACCAAAGCTAGAGAAATCAAATTCCATTTCTCCATTTAAAGTTAAAAATGCAACATCAGTGTCTGCATCCCAAGCCATTCTTAAAGCGTCAACTTGAGCTGTAACTGAAACATTAAAACTAACTTTCATAAGTCTAACTCTAGAGCAAGCCGCACCCGTTGAAGGGTTTGTTGTTAAAGCTGAAACATCAACTATTTTAGTTGTGCCACCTGAACTATCAGAAACCACATTGTAGTGTGTGATTAATTTTTTTGCTCCGTCAAATACTGCCGTAGTACCTGTTAAGTTTAATACTGTATCTGCCATGTTTTCCTCCTTTTAAAGGGCGTCTGCATTACCAGACGCCCCGAGTTAATTATTAACTATTTGCAAAAGGTGTTGCTTCGGTACCTGTACCGATTAACACAGCTTCTACTAAATATACGTTGTCCTCAAGTGCAGTGATAGTAACTGTACTACCTTTATCTCCACCTGTAGTTCCACCGTTCATGCTTATAACATCGTTAGCTGATGCTGGAACAAATGTACTGTTAGTACCATCTGCTACGTTTACGATAGTCGCGTGACCAACAAATTTGTCTGTCCCGTCAGTTTTAATATCGCAATCTGTACAATCTGTGCCTACAAAAAATTTGTAGACTGCACCTAAGTGACTGTTCACATTAGGGTCATCTTGTCCAGCAGAAGCACCTTTGCTATCTGCTTTAATTGTTGGAAGTGTAATAGCACCATCAGCATCATTCACTTTAATAACTTTACCTGCATGGGCAGCGAAAGTTAAAGTAGTTTCTGCTGTGATGTTTACCACTTCATCAGGTCCCGCAGCCACAAACCCTCTTTGGGAAACGACTGGTCCTGAAAATGTTGTTCTTGCCATGATTATATCCTCCTAGTTTACAGATCGCAGTCTCTAGGCCGTCGACTATACGCGTCTACGATCTTTTAATAATTGTATAGTAAGAAAGTTATACTCTTATTTTTTAAAGAGTGCAAGAGAGCCTGTGCTTTGGTTTGAATTTATCCAAGATGTAGCTTTTTACTAAGTAGCTACGGAAACTTCGGGTGCAGCGTCTTCTATCTTGCCAGAAAGAGTAGCTATTTTAGCCTCTTCTTCCTTAATTAGATTGACAACTTCTCTGATTTTTTTGTCAATCCTAACCATGTCCAAAGTGTACCTTTGGTTATCACGCTGATGCACCGCCCACTCTGTCTCTAGACCCCTCTTCTTCTTGTAAAGGTCTCTGACTTGCATTTGCATTTATGGTCTCCTCATAGGTTATCCATACTCTAGATGAATCACAGAATCCATCTTTTTCCCATACTATAGCATTTTCTCCTAGTTTGTCAACTAGGGCGTTTTCAAAGGCTTCTGAGCTGTCCTCCGACATGAGGTCAAAATCAGCATAGTAGCCATATGCTCTAATTTGTACGCGAAATTTTTTCATGATTACTTCCTTTCTACCATAAAAAAAGGGGGCCCGAAAGCCCCCTTTTAATTTAATTTTAGTGCAAATTACGCACCTTCTACGCCAAATATACCTCTAGGGTCAGATACACCAAATGAGTATCTTTCTCTAGCTTTGTATCTTACGTTTCCAGTGTCGAAGTCACCTTCCATTGCAGTTGTTAATGGAGCTCTGTTGAACATTTTCATACCGTTAGGTACGTCTGTAATGATATAAAACGAATCAGTATCAGTTAGGTAATTATTCACTCTATAACCTTGAGGAATCATTCCCATAGACACGATTGAGTTAATGTCATTATCAGCTGTTCCAGTTCTGCCTTGAGATTTTAACAATCTCTCAGCCGTAAATTGATTTTCCGAAGGAACAATCATTTTTACGCCTCTAGCTGCAACTCTAAGACCTCTTTCATCAGTAAATGCGTTAATATCAATTAACGACTGTTCTAATGAAGTTTCGTTAAGATCTGCCTGAGTAGTTAAGGTATTTGAGAAAGTACCTGCTACTGTAGGGTGGTCCGTTGTAAACAAGGCTTTTCCATCTCCAGACTTGAAAGTCGCAGTTGATGGTAAACCGTTGATTAATAACTCAACAGCTTTTACTTGTTTAGCGTTACTCATAGATCTTGCTAAAGCTTTTGTGTATCTAGAAGCTAGTCTATCGTAGAGATTATCTTCGATAGCTTCTTCTGTGATAGCAAATGCTAAAGCCACTGTCTCGTGAGTGTATCTAGCTGTGAAAGTTTCTTGTGCTTCGTCAAAAGAGACTCCTGCACCTTCTGCTTTCACTTGTGCGTTTGCGAAACCAGATAACATTACTTCTTCTTCAAAAGCTCTGTCACTGTTTTCTGATGTATAAATTTCAGCATGCTGATTTTCATACCTTTTATATTCCAGCCCAAATAGTGCATTTAGGCCCGGCTCTAGTTCTTTAACTAGCTGTGATCGTGATATTGCCATAGTCTATATACTCCTATTAGTTGTGGCCGTTGAACGAATTCAAGTTCGATACAACAACTACAGAT